CGTGGACGTCGTGCGCGAGACGTGGCCCGCCTTCGAGGTGGCACCCGGCGAGGTGCTGGTGGAGGCGAACGCGCTCGGGCGGGGGGTGCTCGGCCTTGACGGACCTGACCTGCCTCCTGGGGTTGCGGTCTTGGGGCAGCCGGTCTCCTCGGTCGTCTACGAACTCGTGGAGGACGGGAGCGTCTTCCGGGTGCTCTTCCTCGTCGACCTGCCCGCGGGGGGCATCGGCCGCGAGCATGAACTCTTCAAGCGCCTCGTGGCGAAGGTGTCGCCACCGCGCGCGTTCGCGCTGCGGCACCGGGCGACGATCGTTGACCAGGACGCCGAAGGGCGCGTGGGGGTGCGCCTGGACGACGAGGACGCGCCCCTGCTGACCCTCGCGGCGGTGCCCGTCTACTTCGGGCTCCCCGGGGTGACGTTCACCGCGAGCGCGGGCGCGCAGGTGCTGGTGGAGTTCCTTGGCGGCGACGAGCGGCGCCCGGCGGTGACGGGCTTCCTCACCGGCTGCGCCTTTGGCCAGACGCGGATCGCGAGCTCGGGCGCGGCCGCGCGCGGGGCGGCGCGCCTCGGCGACACGGGATCGGCGGGGACGCTGCTCCTGGGCTCCGACTTCTCGCAGTTCCCGCTCTTGCTGCTGATGGCGTATATCCCACCAGGGGTGCCGATCCCGCCGGTCGTCTCCGTCCCGCCGTTCGTGCCTACCGGGGTGCCGATCCTGGCGCCCATCCCCGCGCCCATCCCCTTCCCCATGTCGATGCAGATCGGTACAGCCAGCGACGAGGTACTCCTCCGATGAGCTTTGCCCTCACCCTCTCTAGCTTCACCGCTGACGGGCAGGACATCGACGTGGACGCGCCCGAGGTGGAGGGCGTGCTCGCAGAGCTCCACGAGGTGGCAAACACGATCACGCTACCCCTGTCCGCGCTGCCATACGCGCTCAGCGAGGGCGTCGACACGCCGCTCAGCGACCTGATCAACGCGCAGCCCACGGACGGCGACCTGCGCCGGCTGGAGGCCGAGTACACGGCGGCGGTGCTCGATCAGACCACCGGCGCGGTGAAGGGGGTGGCCCTTCGGTTCTTCCGCGACGAGACGGGCAAGGGGCTCGAGCTCCAGGCGCGCGTGGACCTCCAGGACGGCACCTACCCCCTCGTCGCGCTCGTCGGCGACGCCGTGCGCGTCATCTTCCCGCAGGAGTAGATCATGGCCACCGTCGCAGAGCTCATCGCGCCCAAGACGAAGGACGACATCCTCGAGGCCATCCTGACCGCGGCGGCCGGGAAAGGGCTGCAGAGCCGCGGCTGGGGGGCTAAGCATCCGCCGCGCGTGCTCGCGGAGCTCGACGCGGAGACGCTGGCGTTCCTCTACCAGCTCCTCGTTCAGGCGGCGTCTGGGGGCTTCCCGAGCGACGCGGCGAGCACCGATCCGGCGGTGCGCAACCCGTGGCTCGACTTGGTGATCGCGGGATGGTTCCAGGAGGAGCGCCGGCCCGCCTTCACCACCACGCTGCAGATCCAGCTCACCGCCGCGCCGGGCACGGGTCCACACACGCTGGCGCCGGGGAGGATTGCCGTCTTCGGGCCGAGCTTGGCAGAGCCCCTCTACTACCGGTCGATCGAGAGCGCGAGCGTGCCGCGCAACGACGGCATCGACCCGGCCGGGCTCGCTGGCGTCGCTGTGCGCTTCCGGGCGGAGCGCCCTGGCGCGGTCTACAACGTCCAGCCTGGCTCGATCACCTTGCTCCGCACGCCGGTGCCCGGGGTTGTGGTGAGCTCGCCCCAGATCGGCACGACGGGCTCGATTGTCATCGAGGCTGGCGCGGACCCAGAGAGCGACCTCGACTACCTCACGCGGGGGATCCTGAAGTGGAACTCGCTTGGGCGCGGCTGGATGGCTGACACAATCGCCTTCTTGGTGCTGCAGAATTTCCCGGCGGTCACGAGGTACGCGATCCGCGACCCTGGCGGGCTGCCTGCGCTGGTCGACGTCTACGTGGCGGACGCCGAGGGGCCCGTCGACGACGCGACGGTGCAGGCCATCTACGACTTCCTCGCCGACAAGAAGCGGCGGCCGACGGGGAACCACCCGCCTCGCGTCTTCCCCGCGACGACGCTCGCGGTCCCCTTCACCGCCACGCTGCTGACCGACGGCACAAACCCGGCCGCCGAGGCCGAGGCCCTGGAGCGCATCGCCGACTACCAGCGCACCCTGCCCATCGGCCCGAAGAAGATCTACCGCTCGCGCCTCGACGAGGTACTGATCGACGTCGCCAGCGGCACGCTCGCCTGCGAGCTTTCCCTGACCGCCGACATTGAGCCCGGCTTCACCGACGCCGTGCTCTTCGTGCCCATGGTGCTGACCATCGTCGACCCGGAGGCGACCTGATGGCCGCAGGCAGCGAGCTCGCAGAGCTCCAGCGCGACCTGTTCGACCAGGTGCCGATGCTGCGCGGCCCCAAAGCGCGCGCGTACAACGAGGCCCTTGGGGAGCAGAAGGACGCGTACCTCGCGCAGCTCCGCGCGGCCATCAAGGCGCGCTGGACGTCGGGCGCGCGCATGCGCCGCGTGGCGCAAGAGATCGGCGCCCAGCTTGATGACGCGACGCTTGACGACCAGCGGCTGAGGCTGATCGGGCTGGGCTTCGGGCTGCCGAGGCTCGGCTCGATGACGAACATCGCGTACCAGGACTACCTCGACAGGGCGTGGGACATCTGGGAGCAGGGCGGCACGTGCGCGGCGATCATCGACGCGGTGCAGGCGTTCGGCGTGCCGGACGTCTACGTCTGGGAGGAGTGGGAGGGCGCGCTCGCGGCGCCGGGCGCGCCGTACGCGAAGCGGCTGAGCCTCATCCTCGGGCCGGACTACGGCGCGCTCGGATGGACGGGCACAGCCCTCGGGGCGAACTTCGTCCTGGGAGCCTCCTCGCTCGGGCTGACTGGCATCAGCGAGGCGCAGGTGAGCGACATCATCCGCCTCTTCCGTAAGTGGAAGGACGCCGAGGCGCTGATGGTCGAGATCATCTTCCTCATCGACGGCGAGGCCCCCCTCCTCGGCTACAACTTCACCCTCGGCTCCTCGGCGCTCGGCGGCGCGGCCGGGCAGGGTGTCGCCGTTCGCCCGATCACGTCGCAAGACGCGCTCGGGAACTTCGTCCTCGGGCGCACCCTGCTCGGGGTCAACTACCTGATCTGAGGACCATACCCCCATGCCTGCTCCCACCAACTACACGCCCTCCAGCACGTTCTGGAGCTCGATCACCAACCTCGTCGACACGACCCTCGTCACCGCCGAGCTCCTCTACAAGCTCGGCATCAACAAGGTCGCGGACCGCACCGAATGGCTGAGGGACGAGATCGCGCGCCAAGCCACGCGGCTGCAGTCGTCCACCCCTGGCTCGCGCGCGACCGCGGCGGGCTCCGTGGACCTCTCCACGCTCATCTACGACCCCACCGCGGGCTCGCTCAACGGCAAGAGCTTCGGGGTGGAGAGCAACACCAACGCGGCCACCATCACCTTCGGCACTGGCGGGAGCGCGCCGACGAGCCCGGCCTCCGTGGCGGCGCAGATCAACGCGGCGACGGGGAGCGACCCATTGGCCACCGTCGACGGCGCGAACAAGCTCCTCTTGACCGCCGTGACCGCCGGCGCCCTGAGCACCATCGAGGTGATGAACGGCTCGGCGGTGTCCCTGCTGGGGCTGACGGTGGGCGTGGGGACCTCGGGCGTCGCCACGGGCAACGACGGCGCCTCCGCCGTCGGGGTCGCGGCGATCGCCGGCACCTCTTTTTCGATCGCTGCAGGCACCGTGCGATCTGCCCTTACGTCTATTGCCAACACCGCGATCTCTGCGGGCACCAACGCTTCAGTGATGATCTGGACCGGCGTACAGACCTTTCAAAATAATCTGATCATGGTCGGTGATTCGGGTCGAATGATCAAGCGGCCTGCAAAAACTCTGACTGTGAGCGGACTTGCCAATGTGACCGCGGACGTGTGGCTGGTTGACAACCCTGCGGCCGACGGAACGGTGTCGATTGATCAGGACACCCTGGTCCCGGTTGCTGGCGAGGAGATCGTAGTGGTTATCGCAAACCTTGCCACCGGACGCTCGTGGTCGATCCAGCGCAGCGGAGGGGCGCAGCTTGCGGTACTACTCGGGGCTAGCGGCGCCAACTACGGCTCAATCAGGTGCAAGTTCATTGGGAGTGTTTGGCGGGTGATCGACGCTTCGAGCAGAGGTGGGACGCTCACGTTAAACGGCGCCAACGCCTAGTCGCACCCCCCATATTTCCCGCACGATGTACCGAGCGGGCACTCAGATACGCAGTCCCCTGATTCTCCGTCATAGCATAGGCCGCTGGTGCAACATCCTGCGACTGTGCGACTTATGGCACAGTGCCCTACTGATTGTCCGTCCGTCATGCAACTCCACTCCTGAGTTTTAGGGTAATGGGCGCATCCAGACGAAGAGCATGCGTCGGTGGTGCATTCGTTACCGTCGTCACAGCCTGAGCACTCCTCGCATGAACCGTTGCGACATACGCCTACCGAGGCGTCAAGATAGCACTCAATGCCATCGATTGACGTGCCTAGCGTGCACGTCTGACCTTCGCAAAAAAAGTAGTGGCATGGCGGTGGATCGCCGCAAAAACCAGGACAGGTGTCGCTTGGCTCATATATGTGACCTTCGCCAGGAGGGGCGCCGGTTACGCCTCCCGAAGCTCCTGCTGACCCTGACGATGAAGTATCAAAGCCACAAGCCACAAAAAGAAAAAACATGCACGCTACCGCAAGCGCGGCTGCGAATCTAGCACTCATGGCAACCTCCAGCCGGAGCGAGCGCCCCGGGTCCGCAAAGACCAAGCAAGCTTAGACAATCAGCGGCGATCTGTCCAAGGTTGTTGCCGTGCTGCAACGCGACATCATTGGACAGCCCTGATCTGCATCACCGGCGCACGTAAGTGCTTGACTGAAGGCGGCGTGGGGGCCAGCCTGAACACGAAGCGCGGCGGCGCG